TCGTAAAATTTTAACACAAACTGTCCATTAAAAGCAAGATCAATTGCTTTCTCTACATCAAAATAAACTTCGTGAAATGTACTTTCCATTAAACCAAATTTTGCTCCTTTAGATATTGAACCGTATCCATACAACCACCAAGATGTTCTTGATCATTTAAAATTACCTGAGGAAAGGTAGACCCTTCTCCAAACTCTGCATAGAATCCATCACGATCAAAGTTTTCCCCAAGAGTATAAACTACGTGTTCAAGATTTGCCAACTCTAACACTTGTTTGATTTTAGTGCAATAAGGGCAACCGTGTTTTGAATAAACTGTAAATTTCATAGTAGTATGAGTATTGGAATTAAAATTATGAGTATTGAAATTAGAAATCCCCCAGCCGTTTCTAGCAGGGGGCGAATACTGTAAGAGTCCATCAATTAAATTTTATTGATATTTAGGGCGGTAGACGCTGTACTCAATATTATTAATCTGTTTTTGCCACTCAATAATATCAGACAATCTTTCTGTTGTAAAGAATGGTTGTTGTAAGTACCAATCATACCATTTTTGATGTCCCTTTGAGTGATTGCATTTTTTGCAAGCACATAAGACATTTGTAACCCTATCACTTCCACCTTTAGATCTTGGAACTATATGATCTAATGTAAGAACTTCATCACTCCCACAATATGCACATTCATAATTCCATCTTTCTTTAATTGATTGTCTCCATTTTCGTCTTGCTTCTGAACTTGAGATCGCTTCAAGATTAAATAAAAGTTCTTCTGAAGTGGAGTAAAGTGGCATTCGTAAGATGCGTACCGCAAATATTTAGAGTTCCTTATGACTCATCATACTTTAACAGGTTCTTGTTGTCCTTCTGGAAGTTTGATCTTATGGGGTTCCAATTGATTTACCTGACCAGCAGGCAATCCAAGTTGTCCAGGGAGTTGCTTATCTGTTGTTGAGGTTACATTAATCACCTGATCCATTATAAAACGATGACGACTGTAAGAGCGATAATGAGGATCAAATCCAACCATCATTATCGCATCATTAATATCCGCACAATGGCAGATAACTTTTCCTGTTCGATTGTCTGTTACAACCCAATATTCATTCATTCTCAGGTGCCTTTGATGAAACTACAGGATTACGACTACGATTTTTGATAACAACAAATGCATCATTTTGATAAGTTACAGATCCAAAAGGTTTTGCCCACTTTGGATTTGCATCGGGATGAGTTGCAGTTCCTGTAGCTGCAACTCCGCCAACTTCTACACGAATATCATCATCAATATTCCATCCCAAAGTTTCAATTGTAGTTGTGATTTGATTTAGTATATCGTCCATTATTTGTAGAAGTATTTCTATCAGTATAGAATACTTTTACTGACCTGTAAAGTCAAACCCACCAAGATCATCTGGATAATCAGGAACTTGAAAATCAATCAGAGGTTCTGGAACATCTGGAATATTTACATCGTCAGTATTCTGTGGTTCATACTCAAACTCTGGTCTTCCTCCACGATTATCATATTCATCGTTGAAAGAATGATCCTTCAAGAATTTATCTACAAGATCTCCAGTATTTGAACCTGGAGTTTGATCATTTTCAGCGTCATTATTAGGTCCTGAATTACCTGGAGCATCATCATCTCCGTTACCCCATCCATTATTTTGCCCTCTTTCAGGAACATCTCCTCCACCTCCTCCATTATCATTACCATTTCCAGGAGTATTATTTTGTCCTGATCCATCGTTCTTTGAGTCGCCTGGTGGTTGATTAGTTTCTGGGTCTTGCCCATCTTGATGATTTCCTTTTCCTGGATTATCAGATGCTCCTGTTTCTCCATCCCAAGGCGAATTACCAACTTCCTTATCATTACCAGGATTTCCTTTACCAGGACCTTCAGGATCCTCTGGATCCTCTGGATCCTCTGGATCTTCAGGATCTTCGGGATCCTCAGGGTCTTCGGGATCCTCAGGGTCTTCAGGATCTTCGGGATCCTCAGGGTCTTCAGGGTCTTCGGGATCCTCAGGGTCTTCAGGGTCTTCAGGGTCTTCGGGATCCTCTGGATCTTCAGGATCCTCAGGGTCTTCGGGATCAACAGGAGGATCAACAGGAGGATCAACAGGTGGGTCTACTGGAGGATCAACAGGAGGATCAACAGGAGGATCAACAGGTGGGTCTACTGGAGGATCAACAGGAGGATCAACAGGTGGGTCTACTGGAGGATCAACAGGTGGGTCTACTGGAGGATCAACAGGAGGATCAACAGGTGGGTCTACTGGAGGATCAACAGGAGGATCTACAGGAGGATCTACAGGAGGATCAACAGGAGGATCTACAATTTCTTCTTCATCAACAGGATTATCAGTACTGTTGAAACTGTTGTTAGTAATATTGTTAGTGTTAGGTAAAGAATCCAGAGAAGCATTATTGATTGCTGATAATGGAATTGAATTTGATACTCTAGTTCTAGCAGTATCATTATCACCAAGAACAGGAACATCACCCGAACCACCAAAGACCTCATTAAAATTTGCATCTTCTAATTGAGGATTTGTGACCTGAACCTGGCCAACATTAATTGGTTCAACTTCTTCTATCGGAGTTTCAGCAAGAACATCAGGAACTTGCGTATATCCTTCTGGATTTCTGAGTGCTGCACTAGGATCGTGTGGAGTTGAATCCTGTGACTGTTGATTTGTTCGTTGAGTTTCCTCAAGTTGCAGTTGTTCTTCCATAATAATTTGACTCTGATATGATAAAGATATTTAGTTATTATATGACTTTTTAGACTGTGATGGTGGTTTGTAATTCTTTGCAGGTCTATAGAGATTAGGCCAGGTATCTCTGAGGATCTCTGCGATTTTATGAGGCGTTGTGGAGGATATCATAGGTCTTGTGATATAGAAATAATAAACATAAAAATACCGAATGCTATGAATGCTGCGAGTAATGTGAGCATTTGAGATTTTCTACGAGTGTTTGGAGTTCTTGTAGGGAAGCGTCGTTTTTGAGTGTGTTGGCTCTATTGCTTATGACCCACACATTACCTTTTATGTATCCTTTTTCTGGAATGATTTTATCTAATGAAGGACTATTTGGATGATAACCTTTTTTAGGTTGTATCTCAATAGGAATACCAAGTAAAGGGCAAGTTTCGGGAATGACTATATCAATAAGTTCCAGATTGAATGGAATATTATTTTGCTTTGCTCTACTTTTTGCTCTGGTCAAAATTCTATATTCAACTGATTTTGATACTGCGTTGGGGTCAAATCTTTCACGATTTTTGGCGTTTACTATTTCTTTACGAATACATCCACAAGATTGAGTTCTACCATTTAACAATCCCTCTCTTCTTGTTGAAGTTGTATTTCCACCGCAAGAACAAGAGCACTCGCATAGAATATATTTTTTATTACTATATTCTCTTAAAACAGTCAGTCTCCCAAAAGTTTTTCCAACTAATCCTCCGCAAGGAATTGATTTTTTATTTAATCCCATATTCATTTAACACTCTATTATTATTTATATAATATCATAGTTGGGGTCATAAGTCAATAAAAAGACCCCGAAGGGTCTTTGCGTTTCCGCAGGGTATTATATTTTTATCACAAGGCGTTCCCACGAGGGAGAACTTCATCTGGAAAGACAAATCGTTCCCCAGGTTGATCAACTGGAGCCATCCATGCCCTTAATCCCTCATTAAGAAGTATATTTTTTGTGTAAAATGTCTCAAATTCTGGATCTTCTGCTGCTCTAATTTCCTGAGATACAAAGTCGTAAGCACGGAGGTTAAGAGCAAGACCGATGATGCCGATAGAAGAAGTCCAGAGACCCATAACTGGAACGAAAAGCATAAAAAAGTGCAACCAACGCTTGTTACTAAAGGCAATACCGAAAATCTGAGACCAGAATCTGTTAGCAGTAACCATTGAATAGGTCTCTTCCTCTTGTGTTGGTTCAAATGCCTTGAATGTGTTTGCTTGTTCACTGTCTTCAAATAGAGTGTTTTCTACAGTTGCTCCGTGAATGGCACAGAGCAGTGCTCCACCCAGTATACCAGCAACTCCCATCATATGGAAGGGGTTGAGGGTCCAGTTGTGGAAACCCTGAAGGAACAGAAGGAACCTGAAGATTGCTGCCACTCCAAAAGAGGGAGCAAAGAACCAACTGGATTGACCCAGTGGATACATCAGGAATACAGAAACGAATACTGCAATAGGACCAGAGAATGCGATTGCGTTGTAGGGTCTAATCCCTACTAAACGAGCAATCTCAAACTGACGAAGCATAAAACCGATTAGAGCGAAAGCCCCGTGGAGCGCCACAAAAGGCCAGAGTCCCCCAAGTTGGCACCACCTGACGAAATCCCCTTGAGCCTCAGGACCCCAGAGAAGCATAAGAGAATGACCCATAGAATCTGCTGGAGTAGAAACTGCCACAGTAAGAAAGTTTGCACCCTCCAGATAGGAACTTGCCAACCCGTGAGTGTACCAACTCGTAACGAAAGTTGTCCCAGTAAGCCAACCACCAAGAGCAAGATAAGCAGTGGGAAAAAGAAGAAGTCCAGACCAGCCAACAAAAACGAAACGATCTCTCTTAAGCCAGTCGTCCAAGACATCAAACCACCCCCTTTGTTGAATAGGTTTTGAAAGTGTAGATGAAACCATAGCCTCCTCATTGATTTATCATATTTATGTTAACAGTTCTTAACAAAGAAGTCAATGAGTATTAGTGCTTATGCTTTTGTAGGTATCTAACTGCGTTGCTTAATGTATCTAAGTTGTCTCCAACCAATCCTAGCATTCTGTTGCAGTTGCTACAAAGCAATCCACGAACCTTTCCTGTCTTATGGTCGTGGTCCACATAAAGGTTATTACTATCCTTTCTACCATTTGTATTTGGATTAAAACAAATAACACAAACTTCATTTTGTTCTTGTAGAAGGTTTTTATATTGCTCTAATCCAAAATCTTCACCATAAGTATATTTCAACATATAGTCTTTCTTATCGTCATAAGAAGGTCTCTTATCTTTATAGTCTTTACTATAACACTCTTTACACCTCTTATGACCTTTATAATATTCTGAAATAAGTTTTTCTACACCACACTTGTTGCAGACGATATGAGTTTTACTCGCCCAGTTTTCTGCATAAGTTTTTTCTTCACATCTTATACACCTTCTACGACCTTCTCTAAAATCAGAGACAGAAAGTTCTTTGTTGCAACTTCTACAAATCTTCGTGGTTCTCATTATGGTATTTAAACTTTTAACTATTTATAAAATATTAAACTCCATTATAACACAAAAAAAGAGACCCGTAAAGGGTCTCTAATTTTATCAACCGATTGAAGGAGCAGTGAGAGCAACTGGTGTTGCTTCTGCTGCTGCAAGGTCAAGTGGGAAGTTGTGCTTACAGTTTGGACTATATCTTCACCATACTCTTTATGAGGTTAGGTGTCGGACGCTATTGGTGTATTACATCTCACGCTTGAGAAACCACCTAGTCTCTGAACCTTCCAATCAAGTTCGTGATTGGCTTGGCTGCTGATTGCCCGTTAGGGTTTCCAGCAATTCATCCGAAGTTTATCTTACCTTTTCAGATAAGAGCGCCCACAAATCGAGCGTTGCGTTCATGCATGACTTCCATTCCAAGTCCTGCACGATTTAGGACATCTGCCCAAGTGTTAATAACTTTACCTTGACTATCAACGATAGACTGGTTGAAGTTGAAACCGTTGCACTGAACCCATAAGTTTACCATTCTTATGGAGTGGACTATATCTTCATCCATTTAGGATGTTGGGCGCTATTGGTGTATTACATCTCACGCTTGAGAAACCACCTAGTCTCTGAACCTTTCCAAGAAGCGTCTTGGACTTGGCTGCTGATTACCCAATATGGAGGGCTTCCAGCAATTCACCCAATGTTTACCGTCAAATTGCTAGGACGGGACCCCGACGATTGAGGTTAAATGCCATCGTAGAAACACCAAGAGCAGTGAACCAGATGCCTACAACAGGCCAGGCAGCCAGGAAGAAGTGCAGTGAACGGGAGTTATTAAAGGAAGCATATTGAAAAATAAGGCGTCCAAAATACCCGTGAGCAGCAACGATGTTGTAGGTCTCTTCTTCTTGACCGAACTTATATCCGTAGTTCTGTGACTCATTCTCAGTAGTTTCACGAACCAGTGAAGAAGTCACCAGTGAACCGTGCATAGCACTGAAGAGTGAACCACCGAACACACCAGCAACTCCAAGCATGTGGAAGGGGTGCATCAGGATATTGTGTTCTGCTTGGAAGACAAGCATATAGTTAAACGTACCAGAGATACCAAGAGGCATCGCATCAGAGAAAGAACCTTGACCGAAAGGATAAACCAGGAATACGGCAGAAGCAGCAGCAACAGGTGCGCTGTAAGCAACACAGATCCAAGGACGCATACCTAGACGGTAAGAGAGTTCCCATTCACGTCCCATATAAGCATAGATGCCGATGAGGAAGTGAAATACAACGAGTTGGAAAGGTCCACCGTTATAAAGCCATTCATCAAGAGAAGCAGCTTCCCAGATAGGATAGAAGTGAAGTCCGATAGCATTAGAAGAAGGAACAACGGCACCAGAGATGATGTTGTTTCCGTACATTAGAGAACCAGCAACTGGTTCACGAATGCCGTCGATGTCCACTGGGGGAGCACCAACGAAAGCGATAATGAAGCAAGTCGTAGCAGCAAGCAGGCAAGGAATCATCAGGACTCCGAACCAACCAACATACAGACGATTGTTAGTGGAAGTAACCCACTCACAGAATTGGTTCCAGGTATTTGTGGAACGTTGTTGAGCAATTGTAGCAGTCATTTGTTTTAAAAGGGTAAGTATGATTCAGGGGGACTGAATGGTTACAAGTATTCCCACGACACCCTCCATCGTGGGTATGAGGGATGCTTTACTTCTCGTGATCCCGGTTGGAGAAGATTCCGTAGGTAAGAAATTGTTACATTCCTTAACCCCGTGTATGTATATATAATAGCACTGTCAGGAAATGCTGTCAATAGGTCCAATTACCTAGGTGGCACAAGATAAATAAGAACCTTTTAGTAAATCTCTCTCCATCTCATAGATACTCCAACATTACTAGGATCTGTTCCAATATTACTTACACGAACTGAAAAGATTTCTGAGTCTGTCGAATCAAAATTTTGTGTTAGATAATTCTTTTTAGATGTTGGGCCTGATTGGGCAACAGTAGTTGTTGCTGATGGTTTTGTTACATTTTGACTGTCTCCTGCAGCATAACCACCCATAAAATCTTCAAAATATGTGGTGCTAATTCCAGTAGCACTTTCATTAAATTCAACAACAGATTCTGTATTTTCAGAAACCCAAGTTCCTGTCGTATTAATTCCAGTTGAACTTCGTAATTTTACAACTTCATATTTTACATTTGCCCCACTACTAAACACAGAGACATCTTCAAGTTTTACTGTTGCTCTATTTGGATATCCCTTAAATGAATTCTTAAGTCTAATTGCAATAATTGGAACTGTAGTGCCTACACCAACAGTTCTAAGATTTGTTGTATGTGAAAATTCTCTTCCTGCCTCTGTATATCCACCTTCACTCATTACACTAGAACAAATTTGAATAAAAGAACCTCCAGCACCTACTTGTGTTCCTACATTTCTAACCTCACATCTTACTGGAAGATTTGGATTAGACATATAAACTGTTGGGATATGATTTGAATTATAAAATTCGTGACAAACAACATTCTTACCATCGATTGAAAATCCGCAACGAACTCTACCAACACCTAACCATTCAAAGTCAGTAAAGAACAATTGAGTTTTGGTAATATCTAATGTAAATCCAGAAGGGTCTTGTCCTGTTAATCTATCTTTGTTCCATTGAGACTGAGTAACTCTTCTATCTGAAGCAATTCCAGTTACATAAGACCTAATTACGAAACTTAAAGTTCCATCTGGTGCTTGCTCAAAGAAAATTCCATCCCTATCATCAAAGTATCCAGTTCTCTTATAGACATTTTGCTGTGCCGTACCAAAATTAAATGTTGAGAAAATCAATTGAGATTTACCAGGCATATAATGATGATATCTCTTTGTCTGGTGAATAGTATATCCATCAGTACTGATACCAGAACTTAAAATTGCTGCAGCTTGATTTACATCAAAAGTTACAGTTGCGCCAGTACCTACCTTTACATCTATAAAGTCTGGGTCAATAGAATAAAGGTGCTTATAATCTCCAAGAGTAAATGGTTCTGATACCCTTAATCTTCCAAAAGCGTCATCTCCGGGTTTCCACGGATCATATAAGTGTGACATTAGACTACCCTCCAACCATTTCTATAAACAAAAGTAAGTGAACCATAATCATAAGCAATAATTGCTCTGTCTCTACCATCAATAGTATCAGAACCAGATGGGAGAATTGTGATATATCTATTAACTCCCCTGGATGCTTCTCCAAGTTCATCTTTTACTATGTAGGTCTTTCCATCCTTCCTTGGTGTTGGAAGAGTGATTGTAACTGCTCCTGCATAATTAACACCAATATAATAATCTTGTGGAGTTATTGTATACGATGAAGTGGTGATATATGTAAGAGGCATATCCATATATGCCAGATTTGTCTCACCACCTCCACCTAATGTGGAAAGTTGTTGCTGTATTCTATTGAGAAACAGATTGTAATGTTTCTGTAAATCTTCAATTGTTGCAAACTTCTGATCTAAAGGAGCTAATGGATCTTGTTGAACTTTAGCATCCGATGGTTCTGCAAGAAGACCTAAAGATTTTTCTATAAGTGTAAGTTCTTTAGGTTTTTCTGAAGATTCTTCTACTATATTATCTACAATTTCCTGAACTTCTTCAATAACTTCTTCTACAATTTCTTGTACTTCTTCTATTGGTTTTTCTTTTACTTTATCAGAATACAACCAATTCTCAAATGATTCTAAAGTTTTTTGCTCTTTCTTTTTTTGAATCTTATTTTTTTTCTTTAGTGTCGTTACTTCTTCAAATACATTACTTAAATTCAAATCTCCAACAATAGAAGTAAATTCATCCTTCTGTCTTTTTTTCTCAGAATTAACCAAAGAAAAAAAATCAGAAAGATTTAAACTATCTTCTATGTCTATAGGTTTCTTAAATTCCACTTATAAACTATTAGCATTTCCTATGATAATATTTATTATATCATAAATATTTCGGTATCACAAAAACCTCAGATGTCTAAGTCAGCAAACAAGGGTAAGAAGGGATCTGCTGGCGGGAAGCAGTCGAAACAAAATTCTGGTAATGCGACTGCAAAGAAAGCCAAAAATGGTGGTAAGAAAAAGTGAGGATGTATGCCACGAGAATGGAATACTCCAAATCGTGAGCCTTGGAACGCACCGATACATAATATCCTAAAAGCAATAGACAATCACACTCACGAGTATTTTAAGAGTGGTGATATTTGGCATCTTGAAAAAGCAGATATGTTAAGACAATACTTGCACGAATTAAAAACTTGGATTCATAAGACTGAAGGAAGATGATTGAGATCTTGGAAGGCATTAGTATTTTAATTTCTATTGGAAACTCTCTGAAAGATCTTAAAGATAAATTCTTTAACTCAGAGAGAAGAAAAGAAATATCAGAATGGTTATATGAAATTGGAAGCGTTGTTGAAGACATAGCAATCTCTTTAGATAAGGGAGAATATCCTCATCAAACTTGTGCGAGAATGGGATATATTGCAGAAACTTTTTCTGATGTTGTTGGAGATGCAATCACCTCAAAGGAAGAAGAAAAACTAAAATACCTATTATATTCCTCAGTAAATATTGAAAAAACATTTGGAGAATATATGTCTCTTGAAGGATTTGATAAGACTACATATATTCAAGAACTCTATTCAATATCAGGTTCAATTTTGGGTATTGCAGACACATTAAAATATAAAAAATGATTCACGATTTTCCTTGGGGAGTAGTAATTATACTTGGTAGTGGATTGATATTTACTGCTTGGATAATTTACTACATATTAAGAGTAGCATATCTGGAGATGAAAGATGTATCAGTACAAAATCAAGAAGATCAACAGAGTCATTGATGGCGACACAGTTGATCTTGATATTGATTTAGGATTTTGGATTACTGTATCATATAAAGTCAGATTAAAGGATATTGATGCTGCTGAAACTAGAACAAAAGATCTAGCAGAAAAAGCAGAAGGTCTAGCAGCAAAAGCATGGCTAGAAAAAGAACTCTCCCGTGAGGGAGAGTGGATTATTGAAACGACAAAAGAGGACAAGTATGGAAGAATACTTGGAACTCTTTATCTTGTTGGCGATCCTGTCACAGTTAATGAAAGAATGTTGAATGAAGGAATCGCAAAACCTTATGTGTAATGAGAAAGAAACTTCTTCCCATTCTCATTCTTCTGAGACTTCTAATAAATGATGGTCTCTTTATGGAAAACCGAAGGACTCAACCTAAACCTCAACCACCAGAAGTTCGTGCTGCTATTCGTAGAACTTGGAAAAGAGGTAGGAAGTTATTTACGACTCCATAAAGTACCTTCAGCAACTCTTCTTCTCAATAACCCTTTTTCTACTTTAGTTCCAGGATTACGATAAAGTTCTAATGCCCCCGGAACTTTAGACCATTCTTTATTTCTAAGGACTTTTGTTATGGTATTAAAATTGGGATTCCCATAAAAATCAGCCCCAAGATTATAAGCAAAAGAAAGAAGTGCTCCTTGTTGATTCTCATTCATTTCGTTCCAATAAGGGATTTTTCGAAGTGAAGGAAGAAACCGATTTTCAAGATCAAATAGCAATAACCTATTTGCATATTCTTGAGTGATTATTTTTCCCATCTTAAAAGCAGATCCATCAAAATCCTTCGTACTTCCCCATCCTACTGTGATTGGAAGTTTTCCAGTTAGTGGATCTGGATATGAGTGTAAATGACATCCTTCAAATTCTTTAATTAGAAAGACACCACTTTGAGGAATTTGTGATGTCATTTCTACTTTTTTGCGTAAAAAATTCTGCCCCAACCAGTTCGATCTTTATTATTTTCTAACCAACGATACTGAAGATCCGAACGCTTATAAACTGCACCTTTACCGTTAGTTACTGCACCTGTATATCCATCGTTCAGGGATCCATAAGGATCATTAACAATATAATCAGTTCCTTTTTTACCGACCACTACACACATGTGACCGCCAGTAGGAGCAGATAAAGTACCGCGATGAAGAATCCCGATAACAACGGGTCTCCCAGCGGCAAGCTCACGATCAAGATCAGCGAAACCAAGATTATACTTAAACTCAGACTTAATTCCATAATCAACAAGAACTTTTGTCTGAACTGAGTGATCAGTCGTATCTCCTGTTGCGAGAACTTTCTTAAGATAGGCATCGTCGCCCTTTGCTCCTGGAAGTGTTCCTGGTTTGAAGTACTCAAGACACATTGCACAAGAAGAAGAATTGCAAGTTCTATCTGGTTGAGTATAGTTATCTACCTGAGGAAAATAAGGAACGTTCAGAATTCCTGGTTGGGCTGGGGGTTCTTGTTTGGTTCTGTAGATACTAACCCAAGTACTGGAGTCATCCATTAACTCGGGTACTTTTGCAAGTAAATCTTTTTCAAGTTGCTCTACTGATGCAACGTGATTTGGATTCTTAGGATCGTAATGTAAAAAGAAATTGTGAAGATCAATTTGCATACTTATACTCCTCCAAGATTATCTTATTTATTAACGAGCATACTCATTAATCTTATCGAGTACCATATTCAGGTACTGATCTGCAAGCGATTTGGGATCTGAGGTATAACCAATATGTTCGTTTTGTAGTTTCTGCTTTAACTTTAAGACTTGACATTTCATCTCATCTTTTGTTAATTGTCCCCTTGGCATTATACTAAAAAACTCTGATTCTTTATTTAGAAACAGAGTTTAAGTATTATTGCTTATTATATCAAACTGGTGTGGTTTCCCTCACAGTTGATTTTACATATTCTAGAACTGCTTCTGGTGTTGATTCCTCATAAGGATCAGTCGGAGCATTATCTTGCCTTCCTGTTTCCTCAAAGAGTTTCTCAATAATCCCATTATCTACCACAGCAGCATATCTCCAAGAACGCTCACCAAAACCAAGATTGGTCTTGGCAACGAGTTGACCCATAGAACGAGTGAAGTAAGCGTTGCCATCAGGAATTAGTTGTACGTTTTGAATGTTTTGATCTTGTGCCCAAGCATTCATCGTAAAAGCGTCATTAACAGAAATGCAGTAAATAGCATCGATGCCAAGGTCCCTGAATGTTCCATAGTTCTCCTCAAATCCTGGAAGTTGATATGCACTACAAGTGGGAGTAAACGCACCGGGAAGTGAGAAAATTACTACACGCTTGTTGTTAAAGAGTTCGGCAGAAGTACGAGTTACGAATTCACCTGCCTCACGGAAAATAAATTCTACTTGAGGAATTTGATAACCTTCTCTACGCATAATACCCTCCATCAGAATACGCCAGGAATAATTTGTCCAGTCAGTGCATAAGCACCCATAGCAGCGACGACACCAATCATCGCAAACCAACCATTAATACGCTCAGCCTTTTCGTTAAACATTGTTTTTTTCCTCAATAAGTTTCAGAAAGTTGATTGACAGAATGTGCAAGAAGCACGAAAAAAGAAATACTAGTTACAGTAAAAATGAGTTCGCTCATTAGATCACACCAAAGAAGAGGTGGCCTGTGAGTGCATAAGAAATAATTGCTGCAACGAATCCCAGCATCGCAGTACGGCCATTCAGTCGCTCTGCTCTTTCAGCATAAGTCTCAAGTGCATAACGCTCAGCATCAGTCTGAGAGATATACATCTGAGGTTCTTTGGCAAACATATTCTGCTGCCCACGCTCATTTGTTGTAACGGTCATTTTAGTTTTATTAAGAACTGTAACAATATTATATAGGAAAAATAAAGGGGCGTCAAGCCCCTTATGTAAGAATTTACTGACCGATACGCTTCACGGCAAGTCGTGATTTATTAAGAATGCTACCTGCAAGAGGAACATAACCCAAATCATCAGCAATCATTTGTGCCTTTGCACTCAGAGCATAGTTGAGTGCCTGTTGAATATCACCTGCTTTCCTAGCACTATTACCAGTCTTATAGGCAAGAACCCAAGTCAGAGTGGAGATAGGATATGCACCAGAGGCAGAAGGATTGGGATTTTCACCAGCAAGATTTGCATCCAGTTTAATGGAGTTAAGAGCAATAGCACCAGACTTAGCAGTAGGAAGAACAAACTGCCCTGCCTTATTTTGAAGAGCAGCAACTTGCAGTTTGTTCGACTTCACAAATCCAGTATTTACATAACCAATTGAACCAGCAGTTTGGCGAATTGTTCCAGAGACACCTTCGTTTCCTTTACCACCAAGACCAACGGGCCAATTGACGGACTTACCTACACCAGGTTTCCAACCACCAAAAGCATCCAGAGAGTTAGTGAATGCAAAAGTAGTTCCAGAACCATCAGAACGATGAACAACAGTCATAGGACCTGCAGCACATCCAACTTGCTTCCAATCACGGATACGACCTGAGAAAATATCCACAGTTTGCTTCTGAGTGAGTTTCAGAGAGCATCCTGCTTTGTTATAGGCAATCGCAATCGTTCCACCCACCATAGGGATTTGAACGACACCACGCTTCACTTTAGATGCCTCTTTTGACGAGATAGGTTCGTCAGTTGCTCCGAAGTCAACTGTACCCGCAACGAATTGACGGACACCAGCACCAGAACCAACCGACTGGTAGTTTACACGATTTCCAGATGATTGTGCATAATCTTGGAACCAACGCTGATAGAGAGGTGCAGGAAAGGTTGCACCAGCACCATTAATAGGGGGTCCGGCAATTGCCGCAACAGGAGCAGCAACTAGACCAGCAGCAATAAGGTTTTTAAGTTTCATAAAAATTTGTTTAGAAGTGAAATAGACTTCTTAGAAATCATAAGAGAAGATGAAAAATAAGTCCACTAAGATTTGGTTAAGAAGTTCATAACATAAAAAAGCACCCAAAGAATGGGTGCTTTCACTCAGATTATGAGTAATTTATCAGAAGGTGAACTTGGTCTGAACCACTCCACCCCAGGAAGATTCACCTCGGAACCTTTGGTCGTTGCTCACATAGAAGAGAGCAGGAGTGATGCTGATGTTATCAGATACACGATACTTATAGAAGATTTCAAGCATCGTGGCATCATCACCAATGAATTCAGAATTACCAGGTTGACCAACGGCAACACCAGCGGTATTACCTTGAGCAAATACATCAGACCACTGAAGTCCAACGAACCAAGAATCAGAATCGGTAGCACCAGTCTTAGAACCGTCACCACTTACACCATTGTAACCATAACCAGCTGAGATAGAAGGAACAAACCCACTCTCAGAAGGTTGCCAGTAAGCATTCAGAGCAACGCTATTGCTTTCCTGACCAGCAGCAAGGGCACCAGAACCGCCTCCAAGGGCATTAAAGGTACGAACACGACTGCCTTCAGTACCATAACGGTAAGCAACAGCAGCACCCCACTGAGGAGCACGATAGCCAACCTGAGCAAGGAGGTTGATTCCAGAATCAGAGTTGAATGCACCTGTCTGAGAACTGTCACCATCTTGGGAAACATAATTCAGACCAGCAACAAATCCACCTTGACCTTTCTTGGTGGGTTGCTTCCACTGAGCACCAACACCAGCACCAGTTGCCTTGTTATAAACACCAGAGGCACCGCCAAGTTGGAAGAAGTCCAGGATTTCCGACTTATAAGCAGAAGGAACCCAAGCCATTTCCGTGTTACGAACCAGAGGACCAGCAGTCAGAGTTACACTCTTACTAACTGGGAACTGATAGTAAAGACGGTCAATTGTAACCTGATCAGCAAGGGATTCTGCCTTATCAAGTTTGAACAGAGAAGAACTGGAACCAAAAGGATCGCTACTGAAGTTACCGGAACGCAGACGAGTGCGGAGCAGGTCCTTACCAGTGAACGAGGTATCAAAGTTCAGACGAACATCATAATTAAATGCAGTATTACCCACATCGACACCTTTGTTAGTTTCAAGACCAGGAACTCCACCAAGAACAAAGTTTACCTCACCCTTGAGTTTAGTTGTGGTGGAGAATTGTGTTGCTTCCAAGTTTCCAACACGATTTTCCAGACCATCAACACGACCCTTGAGTACGGCAAGTTCACTCTTGAATTCGTCCAGCAGTTTCCGAAGTTCATCTGTAGTTTCAGTTACACGATCCAAGCAAGCATTCAGAAGAGCAGCTGCTTCATAACGGGTCATTGCCTGGCCACCAACAAAAGTGCCATTAGGATAACCAGCAACGCAACCATAACGCTCTACAAGATTGCTGAGTGCCTGATATGCCCAATCAGAAGGTTGAACATCAGTAAATTGTGTAATGCTAGTAACCTGGGCAGCAGAGGCATACTTGTTGACATCCTCAATATTGAGTTCTGCAGCATTCACCGCAGGAGCAACAAGACCCAGTGCAACAGGCACGAGCATCAGTTGTTTGAGAAAATTCATAAATGTGTTTTTTTGTTAAACGACAAGTGTTAAGAATTATAACTAATTCTCAACAACGTATTTAGTATAGTCGGTAACTTCAGTCTTGTCAAGTGCTTTGTTGAGAAGATGATTCCGATACTCTACCAAGGTATGGATTATACTCTGTAATTTGATCTATTGTCAATTCAGAACCTTTTTGAGACCAGAACCCAAGTATTGCATCGTGACTATTTTTATGAAAAACATCTATATGTTCAGGATGAATTGAAGAACCAAGTTCAATCTTATAAAGGAATAACGGAGTTGCATAAGTTACTCCTGAATTGTAAATCAAATCATCAGCAACTGGTCTTGGTTTAACTCCATTATCCAGTTTATACTTATCTCCACGAATATGATTCCTAATAAGTTTTTCTGCATGATGCCTAGTAATTACATAACAAGCAGTTGAAAAATCATTTACAAATCTTGTATGAACTGGAACATGAATATCTCCAGTACAAATGATTGCAAGTTGAATTACATCCCAAGCATAAGGAGCTCTTGCAATAAAATCCTGCCAAGCAAAATTCCAATATCTTGCAATATCAATATTGCAATCATCTTCCATAATAATTGCATAAGGACTATCAGAAGTCTCATACCAGTATTTGATTGCCTTAAGATGAGATGTTACACAACCAATTTCACCAGAGCTCATCATATCAGGATACTTACCTTTGATAATACCACTTAGATCATCTTCACGACCATCATATGCAGAGATACGTGTATAATTTTCAAGTTCCCAATACTTAAATTGATCCTCCATATATTGTTTTCTTTCTGGTTGTCCGTCCAGATTGAGATAATATATTGGACCAAAGTTTTTAAGTTTATATACTGATTTATTTTTATCCATCGATAACTTGCTGAATATTTGGCAGATAGTAATTTTCTAACATTCTACACCATTCAAACTCTTTTGCATAGTTAATAATTTCTTGACGATTGTTTATGGAATATTTTCTATTTTCAGATATAACATTTTCTACAAATTTTATATCATTAATTTTTTCTTCAGGTATAACACTAATAAATTTATTATTTAAATCCAAATTAGCAGTTGCCCATTCACTTACAACAACACCAAGGCCCGCAGAAAATGCTTCAAGACAAACTAATGGATGTGCCTCACCATCAGAAAGTAAGATAAGATTTGCATATTGAGTTAATTTTTTATGAACATCATCTTTAGACCATTCGCCAAGATAATTTTTTTTAACATCAAATCTAGCGTCAGCAATATTTCCAGCATACCAAACAGATTCAATATCCTGAAAAAGAAATTGACGTTTTCTATAATCTATTTTTGCAAGATAGATTGATCTATCAGGATAAGTTGGTTTATCGGTTATTTCAAATAATTTACAGTTAACTCCATTTGGATTTAAATAGAGTCTTTCATCTGGAATATCAGCAAGGTCTTTATAAATTTTATTAATTCCTACAGACAACCCAAAGACATTTGGTTTAATTCTAGAGAAATGATCAAATACTCTTTCCTTATAACCACCCATTAATTCGGGTCGTTCAATATAAGCAAAGTGCGTAGTGACTGCACAAGGATACTGAATAAATTCATAGATTGGAACCCAATCATCATAATTAATATGAACAAAATCAGGACGAAATTGGTTAATCATATTGATAATTTGATAGGGATCACCAATATTAATAATTTGAACTTCATGACCCATTTCTTCTAAGGTCATTTTCATATCCCAAATTAAACTTTCAACAGCACCCCACCCAATTGGAGGAATAGGAAGTGCTGGTCCAATAATACTAATTCGCATTTGCTTCTAATTTTTCAATATTTTCAGCATATAATTTTACAAGACTTTCCCAAGAAAAATTATCAATTGCAAATTCACGAATTTCATCTCTCATACTCACAGATATCTCACGATTTTCTTTAATCTTTTCCTCAACATAAGAAATATCTTCAAGTTTATCATCAGGAATTACTGTTACAAATGGTAACCCTTCTGGGAGATCATGTGCAGCATATTTTGAAATTACCACACCTAGTCCATTTACCATTGCTTCTTTCACAACCAAAGGCGTTCCATTTTCTCCATCAGAAAGAAGAACGAGATTACCATAATCAGTAAAATGTTCTCTCTTATATTCGTCACTCCATTCTCCAAGATAATTAATACTTGGGTCAAATGCGGTGGCACCAGTATTTTGCCCGACATAATCAATCGAATCAATTGATTGATACAACCATTGTTTTTTTCTATGATAAATTTGACCCAAATACAGAGAACGATCTGGTTTTACTGCATCGGTTCGATAAGTAAATCTCTTATGATTTGCACCATTTTCAGAAAGAAGTAATCTACTTTCATCAGCACCTGCGTTTTTAAATGTATTAAAATCTTTTTTGGAGATGCAGAAGATATAATATTTTTTATTATTAATAATCCAATCAAAAGTGCGATCATAACCATCGCGGCGGTGCATATGTGGTTGATCAATATATGGATAATGACTACTAATAGCTAATTTTGAAATATTAGTTTCTTCGGATATCATATCCATAATTGGATGGAATACATCATAATGAAGATGAGCGAATTCATAATTATCTTCATTCAAATATTTAATAATTTCATCCCAATTAGGAGTATTAATAATAGTACCTTCATGACCCAACTCATCAAGTTCTAGTGCATAGTCCCAAATTAAACTTTCGACAGCACCCCAACCATCAGGAGGAATAGGCATAATCCCAGGGCCAATCAACGCTAATTTCATCAGTAAAGCTCCTTATACGCATGAACAAGTGCAAAGTCAGTATTACGAAAATTTGGAGTTTTCCAAACTTCTGTTAAATTGGTATTAATTGAATATTCTTTACCCAAAATAAAATATACAATTTGCATATACAAGTCTAACCAACCAAATCTATAATCAAGAAATTTTAAAATATAATCAAAATCATAATCAATAAAATCATAAATTGTATGATAATTATCAAGAAATGTATTGATATTGTATATACTACCACCACCAGCACCATACCAGTCCACGTTAGGATTGGCATTGTATTTTGCTTTAATATACTGAAGTAGACTTGGTTCTATTTTATTTCCTGGAACATCAAATCCTGCACATTCCCAAGTAGGATCAATCTTAACCTCTTTTTGAGTTAAAACATCATCTTCCATCATAATCATATGACTTCCTCCCTGAGATTTCACATATCTTGCTGCTTCTCTAAACATATGAATCCAATGAAGACTCTCATCTTTAGTAAATCCATAAACTCCTGATGGGTGTCCAGAATTTCTACGTCCAATTCTCATATAAGAATGAACGTAATTACAATTATATTTTTCAGCAAGATCAGAATAATCTACTCCACCATCACAACAAATAGTATATGGTTCATTCGGATGAAATTTTCTAAATTCTTGAAGAATAAATTCTGTAGCTCTCTTATTTTCATAGACGGTATGAAAACAACCAAATTTTGTACTCATGAATCTTTCAAATAATGTGGATGAATGTCGTCGCGATATAACCAAAACCAGTGAGGTTCTCCTGGTGGAGTAGGTTGTACATCAGGTATCATATCTTTGAAGTCGTAACTAAAAGGTGGATTATAAAAACTAAAAACAGATGGGTCTTTCATACCTATCCATTTTTCAAAATTCATTCTTTCAATAGGCCCAAAGTCTTGCGATTCTCTTTGAAATGCCTGTTTAGTTGGATGTTGAAGGGTTGAAATATAATCTGCTCTTGCCCACCAAAAATTGCCACTCATATGTGGCCATGGATCTAGGCAATAATTAACTCCAGATACTTGATAGTGATCTAGTTTATCTAGATTTTCTTTCCATTTGTCAATACAACCCCACTCCATGAGGTGTCTCCAACTATTTATTGCCCTCACTTTACGATCAGAGTAATGATCTCGCACACCACACATATGACTAATACCTTTAGTGTGAAAGTACATTACCTTATGGGCCCGATCATTTACACAATCTTCATAAAGATGCTTAAGTGTAAATCCTTCATACTCATCATCATTGTCCCTACAATCAATGATATCAATCCAGTCATACAAAGAAACAAATTGTTTAATCCTAGAAGCTTGTGGTCCATTGATAGCACATTTTATGGTTGCAATATCAGTTAACCCACTTCTATAAAGTCTTTTTATTTGCTCATCAATTAAAATTTTCCACAAGTCAGTATCCGCAGGAGACCAAATGTGATAATAAATATTAACTCTCATATTACCATTGATTATTGTCTAGTGATTTATTGTCCTTAGCAAGATGAACCATTTTTTTCTCAAAATTACAATACTGCTCAAATAACTGAGGATATGCAAAAGAAGGGGACAAAGTATGTACTTCATCTTTATGAGATAAAAACCAACGATTCATATAACTCTCTTCATAATATCTCGCTTGAATACTTTTGTCAAGATCATCCTTAGTCCATTTATCTATTTGCTCCATCATATCAAATATTGCAGGAACTTTTCCTCCCCACAAACATCCTTGATAGTACACAGACATATTCATAATATCTTCATCAATACAAGAGTTGGACAGTGGATTTACGTCGAAAGATCCTGGATATTGATTGTGGGGAGGGAATTCAAGAAAGTGACAAGGATGATGAACTCCAAAATATTTTTTTGTATCATCAAAAAATTCAGAGTAATTTATATCACACCAAGCATAAAGATCTGCATCAACAGAAATTAACCAGTCATAACCAACTACTTTATTCTTTAACTTTAACATTTCTTCAAAAGTTTTATGATAGGTAGTCGGAAATCCATAATGAGGTATTTCTATTTTGACTATATTGTCAGGTGATCCTTCCAAATCACCATCAGTAAAAACAAAATAAGTTTTCTCAATATCAGGTACAAAATAAGTTTCAAGTCTTTCATACCATTTAGGAAGAAACTCAATATATTTTTGTGTGCCCCAAAAAGTTACTGCAATTTTCATTTTAAAATATGCTGTGGTTGCCAATCAAAATACTTTCTAACTTTAGAATTTTCAATATGCAAATATGTTTTTTCTGCCTTTTGATTCAGTTTAAGGTTTAATGTGCCACGTTTTGACACAATATCTATTATATCAAGAATAGTTATACTTTGCCTTCCAACCAAAAATAATTCATGTTGCTTATTTAAATCAGTAGATACTACCTTGAATAAAAGATTAACAAAATCATCAATATGAACTAGATCTATTCTTGTTTTGAGATTTGCAAAAATTTCCACAATTTGATTGGTATTCACAGAGTTTAAAAGTTTATCAACTAATCCATTAACTCTATCTTTTTTTACCTTTGCTCCCCAAATATTCGATGTCCTAAGAACAACTGTATTGCAACTAAGTTCTTTTAACATATTTTCAACATGCAACTTACATTCACCATATAAAGAATGTGGAGAGGGCTCAAATTCTTCAAATACTGTTCTTTCCTTCCCAAGATGCAAATCTCCAGCAGATGAAACAAAAATTATTTTTCCATTTGGATTTTTATTTACGTAGTAATCAAATAGAGTTTTACTATTTGACACATCATTTTTTATAACTTTTTGAAATTCATCATAATTATTTCTAGTAGTAGAAGACCAGGCAAGATGAATTAAACAAGATTCTTCATGACAATCAAAAATATCAGAAACTTCATCTCGATAAGAAATTGTCGTAACTTTTTTATCACAAAGTTCCAAAAATCTACTACCAATTAATCCACTAGAGCCACTAAGATATATCATTTAATTATTATCCATTCTTTTGGAATTAAATCAGACGTATCTAAATGTGCATTATTTTTCCCAAACCATTTTTGGGGGTCAGGAGCACAAACCGTTTTATTAATACTTTTAGATAACCAAGCACCCCACCAAGAAAAAGTGGAGTTTGCAATAATAAAGTCAGTACACAAATTCATTAAACAAAGATCAGTATAACTATCGTTTCCTTCCGATACAAGAAACCTGTCAGATTCAAATAAAGATTGTTCTTTACACCATTCAGGATCATCCGAAAAGATAATCACAATTCTATCATTATCAAACTTTTGTAGAGCGGCATCATAATAATCAAGACCAAGATTTGTGTGATTTGCAGAATTAATTAAAAAATCTCCACGACGAACGTGAAGTGCAATTGGTCTATCAACTTCACTCATTTTATGTTTACAAAGAAATGAGATTTCGTTTTTGAATGTAAAATCTTGGCGGATTTCATCTTCAATATGCTTGAAGTATTTTTCTGTTTGAAAATATCCTTGAAGATTAACCCAATCTGGACAATCATCAAAAAGTTTTTTGTCAAAATTAAAATTATCTTCAACAATAGTTGGTCTATCTTGGTCTATTACTTGAATGTTTAATTGAGTAACATTTGACATTAAAAATGTATCAAAAAGTTCAATTCTAAGTTTATTCTCAAAACTATCAATAACAACTTCATTATGATAAGGAATACAAAAATTATATCCTCTATTTTTAGCAATTCCGCGAAGAGAGGCATATTGGAACATTTGATTTCCAAGTTGACCCATTTTTCCCAAATAATTAAATCCTATCATTTTAAATAATAATTATAAATTTCTAACATACTCTCGTATTGGACTATTGTAATTATACTCCACTCGGTGAATTATGTAAATCTCTTCCTTAGATTGATTGCCAAAATATAAATGGCATAGAGAACTAATATTCCCGTCTAAAAATTTTTTAATTTCATCAAAATTTTGATAGTTATTGCAAGAAGAGTTTGTTGGATAATTTTTTATTTTTTTTGCAAATTTTAAAATACAAGAAGGTATTACAACTTCTTCAGGAACCCAACCAGTATTATTATATAAATTATTATCATTTTGGATGAAATCAAACATTTTCATAGAAACATTTTTACTACAAGTTAGACCTTCAACTAAATTTTTAACAACGCCTTTAGGAAATTTGGATGTAGAATTTTCTATGATTGGAGTAGATTCCCAATGAAATTCGTGCAAACTAATAAATCCATCAGCATCTTTTAAATATTCTTCAATGCCACGTTTAATAAAAAGCATTTGTGAATAAAAAATCATATGATAGTCAAATTTAATTTTTAGATCATTAACAACATAATTAAAGTTTGAGCAAAGAGGGTGGATAAAACTACCACCCTTATATGTAAAAAATCTTTCTGGATTTATATAAACATTTTCTATATTTGAAAATCTGTCTTGATCAAAATCTTCAAATACTTTACTCACATGTAAGCAAATTACAGGATTTTTAACAAATTTTTTGATGTTAAAAATCATATCCTCCACTATATTATTATCAGTATGAACTAAACAATTAAAAAATATTTTCATACAAAATTGTCAGATATCAAATATTAAATTTTTCCTTAATTTCTTCTATAAGATCAGAATTATTTGATGCAACACCAAGCCCAGCAGAATTTGTAAAATTGACTTTAGGAACTTCTAATTGAGAAAAGAAAACTCCAACACCATCAGGATTTGAAATAGTATCGTGAAAAATAATTACACCATTTTCTTTCAGGAATGGTGACCAAGTATCACAATCATTTTTACAATTTTCATAATCATGAAGTCCATCAATATGTAAAAGATCTATTTCTTTATCCCACTCTTTTGCAACATCATCAAAATAACCTTTAATAATTTCAAGATTATCTAACTTTAATTTATTCTTAACATCCAACACAAATTGATAGTCTTCATCTATCCTAATACCATGCTTTGTATTATCAAAACAATCAATACCATAAACTTTCCCTTTATTGTTTAGAGACATTAAGAATGAAGAATATCCATAATCAACTCCAAGTTCAACCGTAACTTGAGGATCAATTTTTTCAATCAACCAAGATACAAATTCGTTGTGACTCTTTGGAGGAACATTCCATGCGGATGGAATTGCACCCAAAATTTCACTCACATTATCATCATCAAGGGAAAGAACATATTCTCTCCAATTATCTCTTTTATTTTCACACCAAGAAAAATTTTCAATCATTTATTTGCTCCTTAATCCAATTGTAAGTTTTTTTAATACCTTCTTCAAGACTCTGAGAATAATCCCAACCAAGTTCTTTGCGAATCAAATCATTATTAGAATTACGCCCACGAACACCGAGAGGTCCCTCAATATGATTCTTTTCTACTTGTTTGTTAGCAACTTTAGCAGTAGTATCTACAAGTTGATTGATAGTGACCATTTCTTCTGACCCAATATTTATTGGTCCAATAAAATCTGAATCCATCATTCTACGGGTTGCTTCGATACATTCGTCAATATACAAGAAGGAACGAGTTTGTAAACCATCTCCCCACACATCGATGGTTCCACCTTCCTCTGGAAGATATGCGACTTTACGGCAGATTGCAGCTGGAGATTTTTCTCTTCCACCTTCCCAGGTTCCTTCGGGTCCAAAGATATTATGATACCTAACAACCCGAACAGGGATCCCGTAATTACGATGATAAGCGAAAAACAATCGTTCTGAAAAGAGTTTCTCCCATCCATATTCACTATCGGGTGCTGCGGGATATGCGGATTCTTCACGACAATCAGGATTATCAGGATCTAATTGATTGTGTTCTGGATACATACAAGCAGAACTGGAGTAAAAGATTTTGGTCTTGTTGACTTCTTTAAAGTCATTCAGTTGTCGCTGTGCCTCAAGAACATTCAGATTAATGGTTGCAGAGTTGTGCATGATGTCTGCATCATTCACACCAGTAAAAACGAATCCTGCACCACCCATATCAGCAGCAAACTGATAGATCTCATCAAAAGTATCAATATATCTGGATGGAACAAAATTATAGAAGTTTTGATAAGGACCTTTATATTGAAGAACTCTTTCTACAAAGTTAGCATCACGAAGATCTCCAAGAACAAATTCATGTGCTTGGCTCATAGAAAATTCAGGATACTTAAGATCAACACCACGAACCCAGTATCCTTCGGATCGCAGTCGTTTTACCATATGACTACCAATAAATCCACCAGCACCAAGAACAAGTGCTGTTTTTTTATACTCACTCATAGTTTATTTTCTAAGTTCATTTATATAGTATAGATCAAGTAGATAATATTTGCAATCCCTTTTCGATAGTCATCTCATATGAAAAATTAAAATCTTTTAATTTTTTATTATTCAAAGTCATGTTTTTAACTTGAATGAATTTTTGATTGTCTGGGAATGCAACATCAATTATTTTACTTTGACTTCCAGTTAATTCTTTTGCAGTTTCAATAAGTTCACGAAAAGTGAAAGAAGTGCCAGAGGCAATGTTGTAAATCTCATTTACATTACCTTTATCCAAAACTACCTTAATTGCTCTACAAATATCCTCAACATACATATAATCTTTTAAAAAATTACCACCATCATAAAGTTGAATATCTTTATTTTGTTTGAGAAGATTAATCATGTATCCAAGAACATTCTTACCTAAAGAAACTGTTTTATCTAATCCATAAACATTCCCAATCCTTAGAATCCTATACTTAACTCCAAAAGTTTCACAAAAAGATATTAACAGTTGTTCAGCACATCGTTTGGTGATGGAATAAAACCCAGTAGGATTGCAACAGTCCGTTTCTTTGGCATCTATGACATCATTACCATAAACAAATCCAGAACTGATAAAATTAAAGACAATATCTTTACTCTTACAATTTTTAAGGACATCAACAAACAAACTCAAGTTAGTATCAATATCAATATGTAAGTCTTTAAAAACACTTTGATTTGTTGTTGTGCTAATGAAATAAAGAACTTGTTGAGTTTCAAAGTTTCTACTTTCCTTTGGAACTAACACCACATCTTTTGGATAAAGATTACAGAAAGTCCCACCAATAAATCCTGTTCCACCAAAGACTGATATCTTATTCATACTTCTCACATTCTTCAAATGAAAGACCTTTCATATCTTTCTCAGACATAATAGGGTCAAAATAATTTCCCCAGTTGATATTCAAGTCTGGGTCATTCCACATTAAAGTTCTTTCGTGTTCTTTGTATTGATAATCAGTAACCTTATAAAGAACCTCTACTCTTTCGGTCAGAGCTTTAAATCCGTGAGCGAATCCTGGGGGAACCCACAATTCAAGTTCTCCTGGGGAAAGTTTGTAAGCAGTCCATTGTCCGAATGTAGGAGAACTTTTGCGAAGATCAACAATCACATCATAAATTTCTCCAACCAAACAACGGACAATTTTACCCTGAGGATGTTGAATCTGATAATGAAGACCTCTTACAACATTCTTTACAGATACTGAATGACAATCCTGAACGAACTTATATGGTCCGATGATTTTTTCAATCTCACGAAGATTGAAAGACTCTGTAAAAGAACCTCTGTTGTCACAAAAAATATTTGTAGTAATTAAATATGCGTCTTTTAGTTTAGTTCCAATTGCGTTCATACCAGTTAATCGTGTGTTCTAATCCTTGTTCTATAGTAAATCGTGGAGACCATCCTAATTCTTGGCGAATCTTAGTAATATCTGTAGAGTATCTACGGTCGTGCCCTGGCCTATCATTTACATATTTTATCATACTTTCATCCATATTCATATGACCTAAAATCATATGGACTAGGTTAATATTCTCAATTTCACACTCTCCACCAATATTATACTTCTCCCCCACTCTACCGTTCATCCAGACCTGACACAATGCCTCACAGTGGTCTTGAACGTATAGCCAATCACGAACTTGTTTTCCATCGCCATAAACAGGAACTTTCTTACCTTGCTTGAGATTTGTGATTGCTTTAGGAATCATCTTCTCCACGAACTGCCTAGGTCCGTAGTTGTTAGAGCAGTTTGTAATTATTGCTGGAAATCCATACGTGTTGTGATATGCCATTACAAAGTGGTCTGATGCTGCCTTAGAAGCAGAGTATGGGTTGCGTGGAGCATAGTTAGAGTTCTCTGTAAATTTTCCCTCTTCTATAGACCCATAGATTTCATCAGTAGAGATATGAATAAACTTTTCTACTGCATACTTCAAAGATAGATTTAATAGATTAACAGTTCCCGAAATGTTTGTATGAATAAAAGGTGAACAATCTTCTATTGAATTATCCACATGACTTTCTGCAGCCAAGTGAAAAACTACATTTGGTCTATGTTTTTTAAATATAAAATCACAATTATATTGATCTACAATATCAGTTGTATAAAACTTTACTTGATCGGGAATATTGTTCCAATCAGCAGCATAAGTCAATTTGTCGATACAAATTACTTCTTCATCAAATGTTTTTACTAAATGATGAAGTAAATTACTACCAATAAATCCTGCACCACCTGTTACTAGAATAGTCATATTATTTTAACTTCACATCATATTTTTTAATTGAGAGAATACTTTAGATATTCCCTCTTGTATATTAGTTTTGGGTTGCCACCATTTAATTATAAATGTATCTGGTCGATTTCTTTTGTCTAACTGAACAGTATCCTTTTCTTCTGATGGAACTACTTTTACACCATGTTTGCCGATTAAATTAAATTGACCCACAATAATTGAAGCAACATCAATAATCTTAGTTGAATTAAAACTTGTAATGTGAAGTTTATCTTCTGGACGAAACTCATTATAGTTTAACATAATTGTTTCTAATGCCTCGCAACAATCTTCAGCATATAAAAACTCTCTTTCTTCTTGACCATCAGTAAGCATATCAATTACGCCAGTCTCAAAACCTTTTTTAATAAAATCACTAATTACGTGAGACTTTTCTAGATCACTCTCAATTCCATAAACATTCCAGAAATGAACAGTAAGACCTTGAAGGGTTTGGGTATAAAGTTCTCCTACTCGTTTCATTACACCATAAGGAGAATAACTCATATTACTCATTTGAGATGAAGCAAACACGAATTTCTTTTTATACTTCTCAAGTAGTTCAAAAACATTCACCATCAATCTTGCATTATTATTAATAAAGTCAAATGTGTGTTGATATTTTTTAAGGTAGCGAGATCCACCAACATCAAATGCAAGGAAGAATACAAAATCTGCATCCTCAATTACTTTATTAAGCTCCAGATTAGGAATAATTCTCATATCCTGATGTTCACCGTTTAAAATATCAAACTCATGAACTTGATGATTTTTATTGCGAAAATATTCAGTTAGATATTTTCCTATTTGTCCCGATGACCCTAAAATAGTAATCTTCATTTATTGAAAGTATTCTCAATATTATTATACAAAAAAAGTAGAGTTTAGTCAACTCTACTTTTAGATTACACTAATTTTCTAAAAACTACGCGGTAGTAAGTGCCAAGTAACTAGTATAGTCACAATTGATCATTTTTAAGTAAATATTTTTCCAATAATTCTGGAGAATATTGTTGAGGAGTTTCGATAATTTGTTTTTGTTCTCTTTTTTCTTTTTCTAAAAGATAAACACGATTTCGAATTTCTGTTGAAGAATATTGGTGCCTTCGCAAATGATAATAAATTTGAATTCCATTATCAATACAATACTGTTTTCCAGTTACTTCGATATGGCGATATTCTTCACTTAAGAAACGAATGTGAAATGTTTGTGTCTGAATTAAATTTAACAAATCTGCTTCAGTTTCATACACTAAAATTTCATCAACATATTTACATCCTTGCAGTTGTACATAGCGTTCATAAGCAGACTGCACTGGTTTATTTTTAATTCCGGGTCGGTCTATCGTAGGATCTATTTGAAGTGCGACTTTCAGATAATCACATAGTTCCCTTTCCATTCTAAGCATAGTTACATGCCCAGCATGAAATAAATCAAATGAGCTACAATTAAATCCTATTTTCATATACAAGATGTTTTCATACTATTATACAAAAAAAGGAGAGTTTAGTCAACTCTCCTTTAGGGTCTTTTAGGCTCGCCACCAATTCTTTGACTGGAAATTGGAAACCAGGCGGGAGTAAGATCCCATCCGCACCACCAATCCTTGAGAGAGATTGGAAACTCATAATAGGGTCATATTGACTCCACCAGTACTTTTAGAGTCTCTCCGTGACTAAAGGGGTTCATCACCGACCAGGGCTAGTTTTAAGTCATACCGGGACTATTCTTCATCTTCCTCACCATCATCTTTAATGTAACAAGGAACTGTATCTGGATCCAACCAACGGGCATATTGATGGTCCTCCATAGCAGTCAGACACTGCATTTGATTATCAAAGAGATAGATGTCATTCCATCTTTTTGTATATTCATTTTTCTTTTGAAGACGGTAATCAGGTTTACCGTTAAGTTCAATAATACCAACCTCAACAAATCGGTATTCTTCACGCTCCAAAAGAACTTTGGGAAGTTGAGTATTCATTATGCAACTTCTACAGTTTCCAAATCAGCAGAGACATATTCCATAAGAATCTCATAGTCATCAAGAGGATCACCAGAGAATACTACACCTTCGTTCTCATAATAGCGGCGGACTTTTTTGTAAAGTTTCGGATTCTTTACATCAAGATAGAAATCACCATTCGCAGCAGAACGAAGAGTTTGAACGTCTTTCTTAAATTTAGTAGTCAGAGTCATTTTTTTGTTTGTTGACCTTGTAATTATAAAGGGTTGAAGTTTGAAAGTCAAGAGAGACACTTTGAGAAGTGTCTGATGCTCCTTGCGTGGATCGAACACGCCTCAGGCGAATTATGAGTTCGCTGCATTCACCAGATTGCTAAAGGAGCGTTATTCATTTAATTGTCGTCTTTGTTTATGATACCCAACTTTTTTATTTAAAGTTTTATAAGTATCTGTTAAAGTATGACAATTAGGACACAAAACTCTTAAATTTTCTTTGTATCCATTTTCTCTTGATCCATCTATGTGATCTATTTCAAGATAGATAATACCGTTTGTTGGATTTGGTTTTCCCCATCCACATTCGGAACACTTATATCCTGCCTCTTCAAGCATAAATCTTCTAACAAAATCACTTGGTCTTCCATCTCTAACTTTGCCAGTTATTTTTTTAGATAACCAATCAGATATATTTTGTTTATAATAATCTTCTTGTTGGCATTTATTAGAGCAGTAAATACCTTTTCCTTGTGAAGGAGAATACTTAAAGTTTTTTTTGCAGTTTTTACAAGTTCCTATCATCGATGTTAGACCACTCTACACTTTTATTTATACTCTAAGTGTAGTTTAGAGTAATACGAGTGCCTGGATTCGAACCAGGTCAAAGCCGCTAATCTGGCGGAAAGAGTTTATAAGACTCCTCTGACTACCAAGTCTCACTCGCATAAAACCAAATCTATAATAGCGGATCTGGAACGCTTCGTCAAGACCCTTCTTCGTGATCGGTATGAATTTTGACTATCTCCTCAAAATCCACATTTGACTCTTCACATATACTAACCACATCTTTATAAGGAACCATTACAGCATTTCCGTGTTTGCTAGTAATAAGAAATGATTCACCATTCTCAACTCTATTCATTAGAGCATCAAAGTCTGATTGAAATTCTTCGATTGTAAATGATTGAAGTTGGTTTAGTTCTTGATTCATTTTTATAATATAAAGATTATAAGTCGGGACGATAGGATTTGAACCTACGGCCTGACGCTCCCAAAGCGCCTGCTCTACCAAACTGAGCTACGTCCCGATTTCTTTGTGTATCCTATCAGGTTTATCGAACCCTGTCAACCACCTGAAGAACACCGTGAGCATAAAAGAAAAGGAGTACTGAACCGATTGTTGCTGATATTATTGTAGCAGTTTTATTGTGCCTGTCAATGGCTTTTGCAACTGACTGGTCGATCATTTCTTGAACTTCTTCAGGTGTCATTTTTATTACCAAGAAATTTTGCCAGAGGATCTCTTTTTGTTCTAATTATTTCACACGCTCTTTTATAAAACATATTATCAGTATTACCTGATGATTCAAACGTTTCCTTTATTTTAACCCAATTTTGGTATGTGTGATCATCCATTTGGGATCTATACGTTATTATTACTAATTTAGTTTAATTAACAATCTTATTTTGTCAAGTATGTGTGGATATCATCATAATTTTAAACGGTGAGGAAAGGATTCGAACCTTCGGATGCTTTCACATCGACTGTTTTCAAGACAGTTGCCTTAAACCACTCGGCCACCTCACCATATTATTTCCAATAAACCAGCGTGTATTTTACGATGACACGGAGAACAGAGCATATAACATTTATCTATTTCTGTTTGGATTGTCTCCCATTTGTATCCTTTTCCCGCTAAGTAAGAAACTTCCTTTTTCTTATTTTCTGCCTCAATATGATGAAAATCAAAACAACAGGGAGGATGGTAATCTCCACAAGCATCACAACAACCTTTTTCAAGTTTTAATTGATTTAGTTTTTCAACCATCAACTTTTTATTATTATATTCTCTTTGGTATTTAATTTTTTTAAATTCTCCAGATTGTTTTTGAGCCCAAAGACGTTGTGCTTCTTTTTGCTTTTCTTTATCTTTATAAGGCATATCATTTAAAAGGTTCTAATTTATTTATAAAAAATTAGAACTTAACGGACTTCGAAATCAAGACGCCTCACTTTTCTTTGGCGTCTTTGTTCTTGCCAGGCAATATCCTGGGAGGTTAACACGTTTGTTTTTGGTGTTTCCTTTAATGAGTTTAGCATTACAATACGGGATAAGTCAACTGCCGAAATCTTATCTCCTCTAATTGTTGCCATATTGGGACATCCACAACTAATAGTTTTTGAAGAGTGCCCCACTAATTCTTTACTGCAATCTTTGCATCTTATTGATATCATTTTTTGTTACCGTAATCACTGTAAATGTGCTCTTAATTGCCAAACAAATTTTCCGTGAGATTCCATCAAATCTTGAACTAGATTGGCAGTTGCATAAGATTTTTGAGTTTCAGACTCTTCCGAAATTTCACCCATTAACTCACAAAATTTAGTATTGTTATCCAAAAGTTCTTGAAGCATCTCTTTTGCTCCCGTAGAACTTGTTGCTTCTTTGATTTGAGTTACTTCAAGCATTCTTGAAAGAGAACTTAAAGGTTTTACATTTAAGTATCTCATATGTTCGGAGAGCCTGTCAATCTCTTCAAACATCGTTTCATATTGTCCACCAAACAGTTGATGAAGTTGAGTAAAGTCTTCACCTACAACATTCCAGTGAAATGCCCAGGTTTTATGGAACAAAACAAAAAGTGATGACTGAGCATCACTGAGTAATTTATAAAGTTTTTCCATTATACTTTTTTTCAAGTATTTATGCAAATGGGAGCAGAGGGATTCGAACCCCCGACATTCTGCGTGTAAAGCAGACGCTGCTACCGCTGAGCTATGCTCCCTTGTCCTCTGTCTGGGAATCGAACCCAGTATCCGTGTGTGTTGTCCACCCGTCCTTACCAATAGACTACCAGAGGTACTCCACAACCTGGATTCGAACCAGGGACCAATCGATTAACAGTCGATGGCTCTACCGCTGAGCTATTGTGGAATGTTCTACTACTTAGAACTTACAAAATCATTAATCGTTTCTGCTTGCTTAAGAACATCCTGTAGAGTTGGAAACTCTGGATAATCCATCTTCACAGTATTTGAAGAATTTAGATTCCAATAACGAGCAGTATCCATTTCAGTACTGAACTGATCATTTAGCATATTATATGCTTGCTTGAAGATTTCAAAACGAAGTTCGTAAGGTGTCATTTATTTACTCCCGTGTGTTTGTGTGTTTAAAGAACCTGAAGGTTCAGAGCGAGTGACGGGGATCGAACCCGTGACAAGAGCTTGGAAGGCTCGCATGTTACCGCTACACCACACTCGCAATAAGACAATCATAAGGTATAAAACCCAGATTGTCAAGTGCCCAAAAGAGGACTTGAACCTCCACAGATAAATCTACAGGAACCTAAACCCTGCGCGTCTACCAATTCCGCCATTTGGGCGGATGGAGAATAGGAGACTCGAACTCCTGACACCCGCCTTGCAAAGGCCGCGCTCTACCAACTGAGCTAATTCCCCAAGATGGAGTAAGTGTGATATACCTCATAAGGATATAACAGTGACTTACCCTCTATCACTTTTATATATTACACCAGTTATTCGATGGTGTCAAGTCTTAATTTAGAGTGTATCTCTCTGTGACAATTAGAACAAACACATATACATTTGTCAAGTTCCTTTTTTTGGTCTTCCCATTTTCGTATTTTAATGTTACCAAAGTTTTTATCTTTTTGTGATGGGTCTATATGATGAAACTCTAAAGCATCGATACACTTATCATATCCGCACCTCTCACATTTTCCACCTTTATAATCAACTGCTCTTTTTTTATTATTTTGCCACCTTTCTACAGAATATTTGTTGTGGCATTTTTTACAATTTGCTTGCCATATTTTTTTACTTTCACGCCAATATCCAGTTTTTTCTGTCAAAAGAACTTTACATTTAGAGCAATTTTGAATTGGTTTACCATCTACTTTTAAAATTGGATTTAAAATATATCCATCTTTAAATGTTTTATGTTTTGTTTTTAATTGATATTTGTCTAACCAATACCTAACAGTGGTTTTTCCTTTACTTTCAAGTTTAGATATTTGTGAGGTTGACATTCCATCTTCAATATATTCTATTAATTTTTGTTTATCCATTAGTCCAAAGGAAATATATTATTATTTATACAATTGAACTATTTAACAGGCGTACCTGGATTTGAACCAGGGATAAGGCTTTAGAAGAGCCGTGTGATAATCCACTTCACCATACGCCCATAAGGAACCTCCCTGTTTGTGCATCGTTGAGAGGCATAGGAGGTGTGGGATTTATGAGAAGTTTGGACCTCCTCCACCCGTGAAACTACTATAAGGCATCAGAGCACTAAAGTCAACCCTTTGCTTCCTTACGTGCTGCCTTTTCTTCGGTAATCTCGGTTCTACGTGCCTTGACTAGTTTGGCGACCTCTTGAAGTGCCTTACGGGCCCGAGTACCTGCAGCATTGTTACCAGCAATAAATTTTTCGTCTTCTACTTTCCACGCTTCAACAGCACTCAGTAGTTCTTGTGATACAGACATAATAATCTCCAAAATAAAATAGGATATGTTTATATATGCAAACTTACTCTAAGGGCGTTTCACGAGGGTCTGGAGCAACCCAAGCACCACGAATACCCATAGTACCGTCAGGAAACTCATAATAAATTGCATTCTCTACAATCAACTTCTGGAGTTTATCATATTTGTCTTTATTGATTTCTTCTAGAATGTTCTTGTTTTTCATATTGATAACTCTGTTTTTTTCTTCTTGAAGTTCATAATTTCTTATTGCACTATCAACTTCTGTTTGTATCTTTTGTTTGAGTAGTTCTGAATCATTATTAATTTGTTCGTTTAATTCATTATCAATATCGTCAATGATACTATCGGGCAAATCCCATTTGATAAGTTTTCTCAACTCATTATAATACTTTAAAACATCTTGTTTTGTTATTCCACACTTAGTAGTCAAAAACGCAAGTGAGGATGCTATCAAAATAGCAATCAAAGAACGCTTTGGAGTTAGTCTTACTTTAAATGAGAACTCAGGAATTCCTTTCATAATCCTTAATTGATTTGTCTAAAACTCTTTCTATTCGATATCTTATGAGTTCATCATCTTGAATAATATAATCATTTAATACGTCTATTCCAAGTTTTAGTTGAATGATGTCTACTAAATTAAAAACTTGTTTCTTTTTAACTCCAGGAACCATAGAAATCAAATCTATAGAACCTTTAAGTAAAAGGCCCAACTTTACATAGTGAAAAATATCATATCGTTTTCTTCCATATTGAAACTCATACTTGTCCTTCCCAGAAGTCATCGATAGCATCATCCAACATCTTATTAGTATCTATATTCTTTTTCGGTTCTCGTAGTTTCTTTGTATCAAAAGTCAAAGTTGGAGTTACAGACCCATCATTCTCTACTTTCACCTTTGCCCCAAATGGAGTTCCTTTTGGTTGTATCTCTACAGAATTATGAGAGTTTAATTTAATATCGCCAATATCAGTCTTTACTTTTAAATATCCTGCCTTTGCGGCAATATCAACAATATCTTCTGGTTCTTCTGGAAGATTATCTATGGACATAAAAAAGGGGAGTATAGAACTCCCCAATATTTATTTAATTGTATGTATTCTCAAACTTCAGTAAGAACCATTTTATTTGCATAACCATAAGCAAAGTCAGTTCTTGCTCCGTGATGACCCCAACGAATCCACTTTCTAGCAAGTCGCATATAATCAGTAATAGACTTACCAGGTGTTTTCATCTGGGTTTCAATCATCTTCCAATCACCTTCGTGCAGCATATAGTCAAGTTGTGCATCCAGTGAGGAAGGATTAGCACCAAT